AAACAAAGAGCCGCCATTTGATCGTGAAGTTATTGGCAGTCCATTCCATAAGATTTGTCAAGATCTAGCTGTATCAACTAAAGCGCCAGCTACTAAAATGAAGATACCGCCAGCGGCGCTGTTTCAGGCGCTCAAGGAAGCAGGCTGGATTGATTGCGGCTCTGTAGGAACGCCGGAATATCAGACCAAGAAGCACATATTCTGCGCGCCGCACATGTTAGCCGATTATAAAAAATCTAAACTCAGGGAAATGTTAGAGAATAAGGTTAAATACGATGAGAAGCCTAAAGACGATGAGAAGCCTAAAGACAATAATGTTGTCCCTATGCCTAAGTCTAAGCCTAAGTGGGTGTGAGCTAACTAAAATCGTCTATCACACCTGCAAAGAGGGGCTATGCCGTTGACATTTATGAGAAACGGTGGGATCATGGTCTGACCCTTTGGAGGGTTTGGCTATGATTTTCTTCGCAATGTTTCAAGAATTTTTATTTTTGTTGTTTCGTCCGCACCAACCAGCGCCTCTTCGAGCGCCAAGCGAAGGCGGTTGCTTTCGTCAACGGCGGCGCTGATCGTCCATTGTGAGCGTTGCCTAGCTTCCTCGTATCCTTTAAGATAGGCGCTGCTTACTTCCTGTTGCAGCGCTTTCAAGCGCCGCTCGAATTCGGTGTCTGTCATGGATGAGATCTCTGGGTATCTAGGTGGCGATCAGCGCGCCAATAAAGACTTTTGGGATAGGATTCGGGCGTTCCAAGCTACTCTCCCCCATGATGCAGCTACCTATGGCCGCACGGCCCCTTATCAGCCCGCGCCAGTGGCCGCATCAACAAATGCTATGCGTGAATGGCTGATGCCGCGCATCTTACCATATTTGCTCGATTATAACTTCTATCAAATGCAGGAGCCGCGAAAACCTTTTGGTCAGGACATCTTGCCAGCCAATGAGTTCGTAAAAATAACCCCGCGCCGTTAAGCGCAGGGCCAAGTCTAGGGGAGGTCAACACGTCCCCAATTAATAGCAGATACCTAGCCCATCGTATAGCAGGGCGGGGTCGATTAGCTGGTATGTAAACATCATTTAAGCCCCAGTAGAACTTCGATTATTACTGTTATCAGCACCGCTAGGGCGCTTTGTTCTTTTGTATTGTGTGCCATCTAACTTTGCCTTCCAGCATCTAACACCGTGGATAACGGTTGTATGATCGCGTTTGAATATGCGCGCTAGTTTTAGGTAGCTCGCGTCTGTTTCTTGTCGTGCGCGATACATAGCCTTATGCCGCGCGCTGACGATCTTGCTTCGCCTTTTGTGGCTTACAATATCTGACGGGAATAGCTGAAATTCATCAGCTACTTCCGCGATTATGTCGCGTATGAACACATCACCCTCTTTTTCTGTCGCTCTATCCCACCATGCGTAGCGCATCTTGCAATTCCAATTTCTCTTTTATGGCTTTCATGCGCGAGGCTACGCTTGCCGGTAATTGCTCCATAGCCGCGCCGATCTGATGATTGTCTAACCCTTGCTGGCGTAACTCCCATATGCGCTGCTCGTATGGGGTGAGCGCGCTGGGGTCTTTGAGTTGTCTTTGTGCGCCTGTTTTCATATTTCTAATCCTCTTAACGCTCTTTTTGCTTGCTTAATTGCTGTTTCTAGCGTCATTTTTGGCGGGTCTTGAACAAAAGAAAACAGCGCGGTTCTATAGTTGTCATATATTCCTATGCTATCGCGCGCGGCTTCTAATTGTTTTTTTAACGATTTCACTTCACGTTCTAGTCGTCTTATATATTCATCATCATATGTGCTCATGGCGCATCTTCCCCCCAATGGCGATCTAATTCGCGTATAAAATCCTTGTGCGCCGCTATATATTCCAGCTCTTTTGGGCTGGCGTCGCGCCATCCTGGGTTGTCGTCTTCATCGGGTAAGATTTGAGAATATAGAATTTTACATTCCTCGATATTAATATTCGTGATGAATGGCTTAGGCCATTCGTCTTTCGTCATTTCAATGTCGTATGTCACGACGCCGCGAAATGTAATCCAATGTTCGCCGATAGTGTCAAATTCAAATTCGTATCTCATGATCGCGCCCCTATCTCGCCTTCGATCAATTTGCGTTTGAAGTCATCGCACTCGTATTCCAGCATGACGCGCAAGGCGTCGGTGTCGAGGCGATACAACATCTGCAAAAATTCGTAGTAGTCTTTCATCTTAGACATGGTTAGTAATCCCTCTTATCTTCGCCAGCATCTTCCTCACACGCCTCTAATAGATCATCGCTATCAATTAGCGCATCATGTATGAGCTTATAAAGCCAATGATCTTGCGACAGGTTAAGCGCTGGCACGTCTTTTTTATTGCTGTTTAATGTTATCGACGTGATATCGATATCAGTAATCCAGGGTTCAAAAATTCCTACATCAGGTTCGGCATCCGCGATGTTATAGTCTACGTCAATCTCGCCAGCCGCCATGACGGCATATCCCTTGATTAGTTCTAGTTCGTCGAAGTAATACGTAAATTTCATCTTATCCCCCTTAATCGTTTTCAGCCCGTGGGCCTTCATAGCTAAAGTAAGCATCCGCGCGGCGCTCGATCTCATTATCAAGCGCGTCTTGCATTGCATCTAACGCTGAGATGAAATGCCACGGAAGCGGCGCGGGTTGCGCGTCAATTAGTTTTATTAGCGCGTCAATTGCTTCTATCTCTAGTTCAAGCTCTAACATCATGCCGCCTCCGAATATTCATCAATCATGTGTTGAGCTATTTCAGTCCAGTTAACATCAGACAAAAACGCCATGGCATAGCTATATGCCAAGCCTTCAGCGTTGCCTGTTTCGTGCTCTAAGATGTCGCTTGCATGATGTTGCAACGCCTTTCCAAGATCATAAGCGCTGTCAAAGGATCCTTGCCACCATTCGCGGGGATCAAATCCATCAAAGATCTCTAAATTGACGCGCCACGTGGCGTAATTCGTCCAGCCGTTATACTTTTCCATTGTCTTGTTCCCCTATGTGGATTTATTACAATTAATCGGCGTAGTGGATAAATAATACGGTGCAGCAGCCATATGGTCGAAAGTCTATCATGTCTCCATAGTTTTCAGTCTTACCACGCAAGCCGGTGATGCCTACGGCTGCCTTGGCTTTCTTCATCAGCTCGCGCCGATATATCTTGTTGGCCTTGCAATAGTTGGTCGAGCCGTCATAGCCGTAGTGAGTTAGCTCCGGCATGGTAACAGTTGCGCGCCTCACCCACGAATAATTAGACTCGCCGCCAAAGGTATCAGTATATTCGATGTTGTAAGTATTCATTGTCTTTTCCCCTGTGGATTTATTACGCATAGCAAAAATAAAGAACCGCCAGCGCCATCATTGGCACGAATAACGTGGCGGCGATTGTGAACACGATAGTTTCGATGATCTGAATGGTTCGCATGTGATTTGCTCCGGTTGATTTGTTACAAATAGCACGGTGTGGATAAGTTGTAAAGATGTTTTTTATTTGGTGTTGTTTTAGGGTAAATGAAAAATGTAGGGTTTGCCCTGAATTAGGCGGTGGGTTTCGTTTGTCAGGGCGGGTTTTAAAATTGCTTAACTAATTGTAATTCTTACGCCCGTTTATTTTTAGGGCGGTTAGGGCAATATTAAAAAGAATTTAATTGTTACCTTCTAATAGTATATCAGTTTGGTAGAACAGTATTGCATTACTCCTAGTAAACCTAAAAGGGCAGAAAAAGATTGCCCTAACCGCCCTAAATTGCCCTAGCCGCCCCGCCGACGCAAACTTGCAAACTTCCCCTGGGAATTCCCCAGTGATGCGGTTGAGACTTGAAATGCGATTGCCCTAATTGCCCTAAACTAAATGTCTACTTAGTTTATGTAAACATAATTGTAGACTGGAGATTGTAGACAGGGGGGCTGGGCCTTGAGCAGTCTGGGAATATCTACGCAGGGACTGCACAAACTTTTTTATTTTTTATTTTTGTGTGCTATAAAACTTTTTATGGCTTTCTATGCAGATGGTGGCTTTAGTTCCATCCCCCATGAGCCGCGCGAAATACGGGCGACCGAAGCACGGCTAGAAAAGATTTACGAAGCCGCTAAACGCGGACTCAAAGGCGACGCACTGGCGTTAGCTTCTGGGATGTTGCCGACTGAGTATCGGCGATTGATACAGCTCGACCCGATAGCGGAGTATGCAGAGATCAAAGGCCGCGCTGAAGGCGAGATGGAAATGGCTGACGTGTTGCGTAAAGCGGCGATGGCTGGCGACACCAAAGCGGCGTTAGATGTATTGAAGCATGTTCACAACTGGGTAGCCAAACAGGCTGTCAGCGTAGAAGTTAACCAGACGATCAGCATCACGGCGGCGCTACAAGAAGCGCAACAGCGCGTGATCGAAGGGCAGATCATAGATGCAGACGACTATATACAGCCCGGAGGAAGAACAGCGCTTGATGGCGACGCTGTGGAATCCGACGCTGAAGAACGACCCGCTGGCCTTCGTCAGATTAGCGTTCCCGTGGAAGAAACCGAATACGCCCCTTGAGCACTTTGAAGGCCCGCGTAAATGGCAGCGTGACATTCTGACAGAATTACGCGAACATATCAAAGCTAACAACGGCAAGATAGACTTCGAGACGCTGCGGATGGCGGTGTCATCGGGGCGCGGTATTGGTAAGTCTGCCCTTGTGTCATGGCTGACAATCTGGATGCTGACCACGCGGATAGGCTCGACGACCATCGTGTCCGCAAATAGCGAAGCCCAGCTAAGGTCAGTGACTTGGGCTGAGATCACCAAGTGGCTGAGTATGTCTATACACAGCCACTGGTTTGAGGTGTCCGCAACGCGGGTGCTACCGGCGAAGTGGATTGCGGAGCTGGTCGAACGAGATCTTAAAATGGGAACGCGCTATTGGGGCGTAGAAGGGCGGTTGTGGAGTGCAGAAAATCCTGACGCATATGCTGGCGTGCATAACTTCGCGGGTGTCATGCTGGTATTCGATGAGGCGAGCGGAATTGATGATAGTATCTGGTC